CCTACATTTCGGCATATTGCAGGTAGTTTTCGCCGGGATCAAGATCCAGGCACTTGCCCCACCTTACGACTTTAGTGGGAGGCCCCATACGATTAGATATCCATATCGCGAATTAGGGGCATGTCGAAAACCCCAGTAATTCCATACACCTGAACAAGTTCAGCTAAATCAAAAGCAAATTTTAACTCATCTTGTTCGGTCAGGCCAGTCCGTTTGGTAACCGCTTCCCAAGTCACTTCATCGGCATGGTGAATGGTACCAGTCCACTGTTCCAGAAATCGGTGCTCATATTTAGGTACTGGAACATAATCCCAACCTAGCTCATTAAGTAGGATCTGCACATAGACCCTCAAAAATGGGACATGGTTGGTTGTAGGCAACGAAGACAAAAGGTTGGAACGGAGAATAGAACGGAGTTCATCAGGACGAAAGCTTTTGCCATTGTCTTGTATGCAACCCATCTTGCATAAATTGCGTTGTACCATCTTTCCAACGCAAATGCCGTTCTCAGTTGGGTAGAATCGCATGCTGAGAAAATCAACATCAATAGGATTACGAGAAAAGGATGCCTTTAAATCAAATCCAAATGTGTTTGACGCTTCTTCAATAGCTACAATCACATCCAGAGGATTTAAGACTGAACCGTCTATTATCGTAATAGTATCGTCCCCCATGACCATGCTAGCATAGCAGTCAATGGAGGTATCCTCAGCAAATCTTCGCGCGGCAAACATTAGAGTCAACCCCGACCACCGGGTATTCCCTAAGCTTGTCTCATTCTCCCCACTTTTCCGGGTTCCGTCAACCGAATAAGCATAATATTTCCCATAGGCTTTGGTTTGGAGCTTCACTTTTTTATAGTGTGTCCAGCCTGGAATTTCTGTTGATGCTCCCAAAGATGAGAGCCATTCCAGTTCATTCTTAATTAGTGTTTTGCCCTGGGTACAGTCGAATTTTGAGAAATCTGTACAGATGAACACTGGATCTTGGAATCGATCACAAGTAGAATTGACCCAAGAGTTAATGTCATCGGCACTCATTCCCGCAGCATAACAAATCCGACCATCCTTATGCCATGTCTTCTTTAGGGCTATAGATAATGTTTTCATAAAAGGTCCGGTTGCAACTTTCGGAATAACTGCTATTCCCGAAATTTGGCGACACCTCTCATTATCATAGTCCACGGCCCAATCCTCACTTATGAAGGGAAAGGCTTCCCGCTTGATGAAGGTTTCGAAGCGAAAATCTTTCTCATCATAATCCCCACACAATAGCAGCTCTCTAGCTCGATAATTCCTCTTGCGTTTCCCAAGAGGAAATTCTGAGTTCCATTCATCAAAGCTAAGAAATTGAACGACTTCACCCCTAACGTCAAAACCTTTCGGATGAGGGATGATGTTGATGGCTGTTTTTATCCATTCTCGATCATGCTTCCTTAACTTCTTAATATCAATCCGTGGTCGCACACAGGCACGGGTCTTGATAGCTACCAACTCATTATGCTTGCTTCTAGCATCAAAAGTGGCGGGAACTACTTGGCAAAACATGGGGCCAATCATCAAAAGGCCCCTTCCAATAGTGAGTCGATTCTCTGGATCGTACTCTTCCATTTCCCCATTATATGGACGCACAACTGCACTCTCATTTAATGGGTACTTTGAAAGATCTGTACGGGACACTATTGGATTAACACTGGTTCCCAGTGGAACTGCAAAATTTTTCGGTTCAAGAACTTGTCTGACTTCGACTGCGGTAT